AGGTCACTTCAATGGGAAATCCTGAAGAAGTAACTCCAGTGGTCGAAACTGCGCCAGAAGTTGCAGTTGAAGCCTCAAAAGCAGTACAAGCACCAGTTGCTTATGCAAAACCACGCGTGAACACAAACATCACTGCTGGCGAATATGCAAAAGCACAATTCAATGCATCAAGAGGAAACTCAGATGCACGCGATCTAGTTGCAGCAATTGATGCAGCAACAACAACCGAAAATATCGGTGTTGTACCACCAAGTTACCTACGCGATTTAATCGGAATCATTGACAACTCAATGCCATTTGCAGATTCAATCGAACAAGGCACACTTCCAGCATCAGGCATGAAATTTTATCGCCCAGTAATTGGAACTCAGGCCACGACAGCCGTAACAGCAGAAGCAGTTGAATTTGATTCAACCGACACAACAATTACTTCAAAAGAAATTGATGTTGTGAAAATTGCTGGCGCAAACAAAGTATCAGTTGAACTTCTTGACAGAAGTGACCCTGCATACCTAGATGTACTATTGCGTGAACTTGCAGCATCATGGGCTCAAAAAGCAGATGCATACGCATTCTCAATCGCAGTAGGTGCACCAGGAACTTCATCTGGTGGAACACTTTACGCAGCAATTGCTGATGGTATTGCAGATTCATATGCAGTACTTCGCAAAACTCCAAACAGATTCCTTGCAGACACAGGAAACTTTGCAGAGTTACTTGCAGCAGTAGATGGTTCACAAAGACCACTATTTGCCGCCGCTGCTCCTCAAAATGCCGCGGGACTTATGACCCAAGGTTCAACAGCAGGAACAATCGCAGGATTGGGATTAGTTGTTGATCCAAACATTGACACAGGTACAGGCGTTAAAGGCGTTGTTTATTCAAGCGATGCTGCAACCATGTACAAGTCAAGTGCATTCCAACTTCGCACCAATGTTGTTTCAACAGGTGAGGTCGAGATCGGAATTTATGGTTACGTGGCTGCGTGCAGCAAGTATCCTACTGCGTTCCGTAATTTGACTGTTGCTTAATTAGCGACTAAAAAGTTGCCTGGCAGGTTAGACCCCTGTCCTGCCAGGTAACACCCACACGAAAGGTAAGACATGGCATCAATAATCACACCAGCAGAATTACGATCTGCACTCAATGGTGTTAGTTCAACTTTATATTCTGATGCCGTATTGACAGAAATTATTGACACAGCCGAATCAGTTGTCGGCAATTTATTAGTTAAATGGAACGCACCTATTGATAAACATTATTCTGAAAGTGCAACATTAAGTACATTGCACACAACCAAACCACACAAATTTTACAAAACACAAACAATTGCAATTGAAGGTGTTGAAGCACACATTAACGGCAATAAAACAATTGCAGAAATTGTTGATGATTTTACATTCAAAATAACAACCACAAGCGCACCAGTACACACTGATTGGCGCAATGTAATACCAAATGGCCTTGCAGCAGAAAATGATTTATCACAATACGCAGATGTTGCACCAGTTGAATCAGCAGTGCTAACAGTTTCATTGGATGTGTTCAAAGCACGCACATCAGCCGGATCAACGCAACAAGGACTTGATTTTGTTCCACAACCTTATATTTTAGGCCGTACTATTCAAAACAGAATTGTTGGAATGCTTGGCGCATACATTGATGTAGAGGCGTTAATCGGATGACATTAGCAACATTACGCGCAAACCTTAAAACAGCCATCACATCAAATAGCAATTACTCAGTTGTTGATTATGTACCAGAAGTTGTTACAACACCATCAATCATGATCCTTGCATCTGATCCATGGCTAGCGCCAGTTGTATTTGGTGACAATAAAGCCTGGCAAGTTCAATACACACTTGAAGTTGTAGTTGCAGCAAACAGCAATCCTGGTGCTTTAACACAACTCGAAACAATGGTTAGTGCATTACTACCATTGATACCAAAAACTTGGCGCATAATACAAATTAGCAGCCCAAGGATACGAACAACCGGAACGGCAGATGCATATTCAGTTGAAGTATCACTAAGTACTATCTACAACCCATAAGGAGCACGAAATGGCAACATTAATCCAGACCGGGCGCGACATTGCTTTAACTATTGCGTCTGTCAACTACGATGAACAAATCCAAAGTGGATCAGCAACTTTTCAAGATGCAACTGCATCAGTTGAAACTTTGAACGGCACAGTTGATTACACAGTAGACAACGAAAAAGGCACAGTTGATTTAGTTTTGTACCAGGACTGGGGCAAAACAGGTTCAGTATGTGACGCACTATGGGATGCAGCAGATACTGCACCAACAACCACAGTTGCATGCACAATGGCAATCAATGGCAAAACATTCACTTTCACAGTATTGCCAAAACGCCCAACAGCAGGTGGTGCTGCACCAGATGCAATCACCACAACAGTATCTTTGCCAATCAGATCGATTAGCAAGGCTTAATTGACAGACAGGGGTCACCTTAAATGTTTAAGATACAAATAGAATGGACACTTGCAAATGGAAAGTCTTTTGAAGAATGGACTATTCCATGGGAAATTGCTCAGGCTGAAAAAGAAACTGGTTCAACGTTTCTTGAATCATTCAAAAAAGAATTACCTCCAAGCCTGGAACAACAATTCTGGCTTGCATACCAAATGCAACGAAGAATCAGTGACAAGCCAGTTGGCAAGTTTGAAGATTGGCGATCACAAGTTGTTCACATCAATTCAAAGGATTTTGCAACAACAAATTTTACACAGCCGGAAGCATAGAACGGACTTTGATAGAACTGGCAATTGTTTCGCGCCAACCATTGTCAGAGTTCAAAACGCTTTCGGCAGAGCAGGTATCAACAATTGCAGATGTGGTGAGTAAATATCATGGCAACTAGAGCATTTGAAATTAAGATTAAAGATGCCGACATTAACGCTATTCGTAAAACTTTTAAGAACATGGATCAAATTGCTCAAGATGATATGAATCGTGCAGCAAATCAAATTGCAGTAGAAGCAGCCTCAGCAGTTGGATCAGCATTGCAAGCAACACCACAAGGCCAGGCAATTGCTAGATCAATTAAAGTTTCAACAGGATCAAAAACACCATTCTTTACAGTTGGTGGAAGTACAGTCAAATTAAAAAATGGAACACCAGTGGGTGCAATTGCACTTGGTGTTGAATTTGGATCATATCAAGATAGACCACGCAAAAGAAAAGGCAAATCAACTGATTATGTTGGTTACAGACAATTTCAACCACGATCACCACGGGAAGGCAGAGGTAATGCAGGTTACTTTATATTTCCAACACTTAAAGCATTGCAACCTGAAATAACCAAAAGATGGGTTCAAGAAGTTGATAGAATAAGACGAGAATGGCGCGAAAGGATTTAACATGGCAGATATTAGAACTCTGAAACTGCAACTACTTGCAGACACAGCGCAATTCCAAACTGGCTTAAATAAAGCCCAAGACGACACACAAAACTTTTCAAGCAAAATTGGTGGATTTGTTTCATCAGCAGCCAAAGCATTTGTTGGACTTGCAACTGCTGCCGGATCAGCAGCCTTTGCAATTGGGGTGACTTCAGTTAAAGCAGCCATTGAAGATGAACAGGCTCAAAGAAATTTACAAAAGACACTTGAAAATGTTATCGGTGCAACAAAAAATCAAACTGCTGCCGTAGAAGATTATATTACAAAACAATCACTTTCACTTGGCGTATCTGATGACAAACTTAGACCTGCTTATGCAAGATTGATTAGATCAACGAAAGATACTACTGAAACACAAAAAGCATTAAACATTGCCATGGATATTTCTAGTGCAACTGGCAAGGATTTGGATAGCGTTGCTTCAGCCTTAGGTAAGGCCTATGATGGAAATACTGCATCACTTGGCAAACTTGGTTTAGGTATTGATTCAACCATTCTTAAAAGTGGTGACATGGATGCAATTACAAAAGAACTTGGCGAAACATTCAAAGGATTTGCTGAACAAGAAGCCAACACAGTTGAAGGACAATTTAGAAGAATTGGTATTGCTGTTAATGAAGCAAAAGAATCATTAGGTGCAGCCTTGTTGCCAATACTTGAAAAAATTGCTGGTTTTGTTAATAAAGAAGTAGTGCCAGCCATTCAAGGAATAGTTGATGGCCTTACAGGTAAAGATTCAATTAGAGAAGCAACAATCAAAGCAGGTGGCAATCTTAATTTATTAAAAGATGATCTTGATTCATCTTATGAATCAGGCATTGGATTAGGTGAAGCCTTAAGAAAAGTTGCTGAAACAATTGGATTAACTGGAACAGCATCAGGTGAAGCAAATCCCGAATTTAGCAAATTTGTAGACAACATAACCAAATTGGTTGATGGAGTTAATAGTTTATTTGAAGCATTGTCAAAAATTAAATCAATTACTGGTGGCACTTTAGATTTTGTTGGATTACAAGGAGTGCTGGCAAGAGTTGAAAGTGCTGGTGAAAGATTCAGAGGAGAACCTACATCTGGTGGACAATATGGCACAGTTGTAAATCAAACAGTTAATATCGGTGCAACTAATTCTAAGTCACAAGCCAAAACAGTAGTTAAATCAATTAACAACGCTGCAAAGGCTGGCACTGTCAATAAGTTTGTTAAACCAATGATTCCAGGTAGATAATCGTGCCTTGGTCACCAAACGCCACAGTTAAAATCAACGGCACAGCCGTAACCAGTTACACACTTGAGGGTGTGCAAATCAGCATGGGTCGTGATGATGTACAACAACAATCATCAGCAGGATTTGCCACAATTGATTTCTTAAACTTGCCATACACAGATGTTGAAATCTTTGATACAATACAAGTTACATTAGATAATTTTACAGGTGTCGATACAACAATCTTTACAGGCTTAGTCACAGATGTTTCAGTTTCAGTGCTTGATGCTGGCACAACAAACACATTTATTACACAAATCAGTGCATCTGGTGGGTTATCAGAACTTGCAGCCAAAGAAGCAAACCTAGTTGGTTATGCTGAACAAAAAGATGGTGACCGGATTGTATCTGTCGTAACTGACACTTTTGGTCTTAAATGGAATGAATTACCTGCAACACAAATTTGGACTGATTACACAACTGAGACTTGGAACTCATTACTTGGTGTTGATATTTCAGCAATTGACACACCTGGCACATATGATCTGTTTAGTTCACTTGCAACACCAGAACCATTAAATGCTTTGAACTATGTACAAATTGTTGCAGATTCAGGGTCAGGTTATATTTATGAAACAACATCTGGCGGTATTGGTTACCAGGATCAAGATGCACGCGCAGATTATGTGTCAGCAAATGGCTTTGTGGACATATCCAAAAACTTTATTTTAGCAGATGGTATCAGCGTAACAACATCTCGAAATGACATCATTAATGATGTGATTGTTGTTTATGGTGCAGCAGAAGATGCAGTTCAAACAGAGGAACTTGATTCAATTAGCCAGTACGGCAGAGTCACACAAACAGTTCAAACATTCTTAAAGAATCAAACAGATGCTGAAACTTTGGCAGATCGTTTAGTGCTTTTGAATGCTTATCCTCAACCAGTTATCCAAGGCATTCAAATACAGATTGATGCCCCAACTATGACTTCATCATTGCTTAATTCACTTGTTGGTGTATTCTTTGGTATGCCAATATCAGTTACAGATTTTCCTGCACTTCTATACCCAAATCAATTTTTTGGATATGTGGAAGGGTGGGAATGGAGTATTGACAGGTTCACTGCACGCTTGACTTTGAATGTTTCAGATTTCACATTCTCAGCAGTTCCAGTGGCGTGGCAAGATGTATATGCTGGTGAAATCTGGAGTACAATAGACCCATCACTACAATGGCAAGATGCCTTATTAGGAGTCAATTAACACATGGCCACTACCTCGAATTATGGTTGGACTACGCCGGATGACACTTCGCTCGTAAAAGATGGAGCGAGTGCAATTCGCACACTTGGATCAGCAATTGATACATCACTTAACACAGCCCTTGGCACAAAAAAAGCCGGATTAGTATTACTGAACACCACTAGTTTTAGTGGAGTAGCCAGTCAATCAGTAAACAATGTTTTTACTACAACTTATGATAATTATTATATTGTTTGCGATATATCAAATTTTACTGGTAGTGACGTTGCTTTACGTTTTAGGTTAA